AGTTACAAGTAATGATAAAGTTATGGCCAGTATAGAAGAGGCCTTGCTCCTATCGCCAATAGAATGGATCGAATAATGGCATTTAAGCACATCAACTCACAGACACTCACTACTCCGTCAATCTTGTTCTCAGTAGATCGTAACGCACGACCACTCACACCCGTGACTATTTACAATGGTCATAGCGCGTCTATCTTTATTGGCGATGCCACTATTGCAGTATCTGGAGCTACTATCGGGCGCACAATTCCTGCTGCGTCTTCTCAGACATTCTATGTGAATGCGAATGATGTTGTTTATGGAATTTCGGCTGCTGCTTCCGCAACCGGCTCAGTAGTAATTACTTACACCGCGTAATCGAGGAGATAAAATGGCTGATCTAACTACCGCGTTCTTTGCTATCGTAAAGTCAGATAAAAACGCTGACGGAACACTTATGGTCTATGGCAAGGCGACAGATGACTCTATCGATATTGACCAGCAGATCTGCGATGACACTTGGCTCGACTCTGCTATGCCAGATTGGTTCAAGTCAGGCGGAAATATTCGCGAGCAGCATTCTTCTATTGCAGCCGGCGTTGCCAAAGAATACGAGAAGAAGCCAGACGGCCACTATATCCGCGCTCTTGTAGTAGATCCAGCGTCAGTAAAGAAGGTAGATCTTGGAGTTCTAAAAGGCTTCTCTATCGGAATTAAAAACCCTAGAATTACCAGAGATGAGAAGGCTGCTAACGGCCGGATCATTGACGGACAAATCGTTGAGGTATCCTTGGTAGATCGCCCGGCGAACCCTAATTGCCAACTCGTTCTTGCTAAGAGCATTAACGGAGAAAACGGAGTATGGAAAGTGGAAGAGTTAATCGAAAAAGAAGACGCAGTAGAGACAACTCCTGCTGAGACTCCGGAATTGGTCGAAGAAGTATTGCCAGAAACAACTCCGATCTCAGAGATCGTGGAAGAAGAGAAGCTTGAACAACTAGGTATCGAGAAGACCGCTCAGGCTAAGTCAATCCTCGCCTCACTTGTGAAGTTTGATAAGGCTCAATACGAGGCTGCTCGCGAAGCTCTTGCTAATCTCATTGCGGTAGAAGCCGGCGAGATGAAAGAGGGATCTAACGAAATTATGTCTATCTCTCACCTACTCGAAGCCGTAGCACACCTCGCTATGTGGTACGAGGGTGAAGAAGCAGAAGGCGAAGTCGCTGAGGAGATCGAAGAATACGCCAAGGCTGCTGAAGAAACCGCAGACGAAGACAAAATGTGCGAAGACTGCGATAAGTCTATGAAAGAGTGTATGTGCGACAAGAAGGCCAATCCAGATCCTGTTCCTACTGAGGAGACAGAGGCTAATCTTGAAGGAACTACAAACATTGCTGCTGGCGAGACCGCAGGAGTTCCGTTCGAAGCTACTGTGACAGACTCACAAGCCCGGATCAACGCAGCTAAAACAGTTTCTGTCGATGAGACAGAAGTAAATGCCCTCGTGGAGCAAGTAGTCAAGAGCGCAACAGAGTCACTTAAAGCGGAGATCGAATCGCTCGTAGCAGCAAAAGAGGCTGCACTTGAGAAGTCGGTAAGCCTTGAGGCCGAGTTGGCAACTGCTAAAACTCTCGCGGTGGCTGGTGGCCCTAAGAGAACAGGAACATCATTGGCTCAGCCAAATGATCTACTGGTCAAGGCTGCTACCTACAAAGCGAAAGCAAATGCAACAACAGACCCATTACTGGCTAAGGGATACAAGACTCTGGCAGACGAATACTTTGCCAAGGCTGACGAACTTAATAAGTAATCAACCCAACTCGAAAGGAAATACCTCTTATGGCATATAACGCGCCTAAGGCAAGTGATCTTTTTGACGGAGCTACTCCTCGCGAAGCAGCAGAACGAATGGAAGAATTTACCGGAGAACTCGGTAAGTCACTATCACGCTCTACTTCTATGCCCGGACAAGCGCCTGTCGCAGATCCAACCGCACAACTCGAAGCTCTAGTAGCGAACAAGTCACTTTCTGCTGACGCTACTGCAAGCCTACAAAACGCTCTTGCAGCGCAACGCACCGCAATGGGAACTCTCAATAAGGAAATTACACTTACTGTTCCTTTGGACTCATCATTTGCAGCGTTTGACCTCGAAGCGCCAGCAAAGCTTCTAACACCTCGCCCAACACCACTTCGTAACCGCATCCCTCGCAAGAAGGGCGTTGGTACTTCACACCGCGTCAAGAGAATTCTTGGATACACCGGTACAGGCACAGGCGGAGTCGGACAGACTTGGCCAGGAATCACTCAGAGCACAACTACTGCGTTTGGTTCGATTAACTTCGAGCGTGGTCCACAGATCACTTACGCAGCAGATGATTTGATCCTGCCTTACAACTCATACTCACTATCTGACGCAGTAAGCTTCGATGCTAACTTCTCAGGTCTTGGATATCAGGATCTTCGTCAGTTATCAAGCACTTCGACTCTATACGCAACAATGCTTATGGAAGAACGAATGATGCTTATGGCTCGCGGTACTGCTGCTGGTTACTCAGGAACAATGGCTGCACCTACATTCACACTTGCTTCACCAGTCGCATCAGGATCACAGGTCGCTCTTGCTAACACTACATATTATGTAAATGTTACAACTGACGCTGGTATCTCTGCTAACGGCTTCGGTGAGTCAATCCTCGGTACAGAAGCGAACACAGCAGTAGCATCAGGTGATGTTCTTACAATCACAGTCTCTACTCCTGTCGTTGGCGCTCTTGGTTACAATATCTATGTCGGTACTGCTACTGGCGCTGCTAACCTCACATATCAAGGAACACTCAAGGGAACAGGTACTTTCACGATCCAAGGCGCGAGCGCTCAGGGTCTAACAGGTAATAACGCTCCATTTACAACTAACGGAGCTGCTGCTTCTCGCGCTGCTACAAACACTTCTGCGTACTCGACTGGATATGACGGAATTCTCCCTACTGTCCTTGGTCCAAACACAGGTTTCAACAACGCAATCAACGGCACATTCTCAACCTCTAATCCGGGTGCGGAATACCAGACTGTGTTCGCTAACCTCTACCAGAATGTAAAGGCTGATCCAGATGTTGTTCTTATGAACGGCAACGATCGCAAGCAGCTCTCTGACGCAATCAAGAACGGCTCAACTGCTAACTATCGTTTGACAATCAACGATCCGGGCGCAAGCGGAACTACTTATGGTTCTATTGTGACTGGTCTTCAGAACGAAGTTACAGGTAAGGCAGTAGATATCATGGTTCACCCTTGGTTGAACTCTGGCGTATCTCCTGTTCTTTCTTTCACACTTCCAATCCCTGACACAGAGGTTTCTGATGTATGGGCGAACTTTATGGTTCAGGATTACATGGGCATTCAATGGCCAGTAACTCAGTTCCAGTATGAGTTCTCTACCTACTTCCGTGGAACATTCTTCTGTACCGCTCCAGCTTGGAACGGCGCAGTATCAGGTATCGTTTCTGCATAAGTAATCTAAATAGGAGGGAGGGTGCGTCATATAACGGGCGCACTCTCCCTTATTTAATCTAGGAGGCAAATATGGGTCGTTGGGTAGCACCGGATAAAGGCGTAAGAGAAACAGAAGTGAACGGGCGCGTATATCGGCCTGATCGTGGAGGAATTTACAATGTAGAAAGCCCTTCGGCAGAGCGGGCTATGAAGGCAGAAGGATTTTTTGAAGCGTCTCTTATGGGCGCTACAACTGACGGCACTAAAGGCTTTACTTGCGTAGAATGTGGCTTTGGATCTTGGTTTCGTAAATGTTCGCGTTGCGGGCACGAGAACGGAACTCCAGAACGAGACGGGGAATAATGACTACGGGGATCACGCCAGATACTTTCTACGAGAAATCTTATCTATCGGTCGCTGAGTTCAAAGACGCTCCGACCTCGATTGACTATGACAACCTCGTAGTAGGCGGTAACGCAGCTGCTCAAGACGCAGAATTAGCGCGTGTGATCCTCAGAGCTTCGTCTTACATGGACGAATATCTTAATCAAAGCGTGGTAGCGACTCAATACACCGAGACTCAGCGCACAAGAATTACGCCACAAGGTTGGATTTCTCTGCACCCTAATTGCTCGCCAATTATCTCTCTTGAGGCGTTCTCCTATGGGCCATATCCCGGATCTCTAACCGCTATTCAAGATCCTTCTTACGCTTGGTTTGAGAACCAGCAACTCATTATTCCGCTCTCGCAGATCCAAACGAACTGGTCTTCGTCAGGCCCACTTGGATTTGGTGGAGGTCTTGGAGCTACTTCAATAGTTTTTACCGAATATCAGTATGTGGCCGGGTTTGTAAATACAGTCACAGTCACGGCCGTAGCAGCAGCAACAAGCCTTGTAGTGGCAGACGGCACAGGAATTATCGCCGGCCAACGCCTCCGGATCTTTGACGGATCTAAGTCAGAGCAAGTCACAGTAGCCAGCACCTATACCTACGGCTCAACTACTGTTCCTTTGGCCTCTGCGCTCGTTTATAGCCACGATGCCGGAGCGACCATAGGAAATCTACCTAACGCTATCAAACAGGCCTGTATCCTCATCACAACGGCATTTATCAAAGCTCGTGGCGATAACTCTATGACTATGCAGATCACGACTCAGCCTACGGCGAGCCTAATCTCTTCCGCCAACCGCTATGGCAACGAGATCGCTTTGGCTCTTGATATGGTCGATAAGTACCGCAGGATCAGATAATGCCTACGACTACTTTGCCGACCGGCGGGCGCACCGGAGTCAGATACACATTATTCAACTTCTTGTTTAACCCTCCTATCGCTACGCTCAATCAGGTCTTTACTTCTTTTCCTAAACGCATAAATTACCAAGTCAATAGTCAGCCGGGGCAACTCTCTCGATCTGCTGCGGTAATTTATATTGCCGGTGAGAACGAGTCTCGTATTGCCGTAGGCGGAGCTACGAACGGGTGGAAGCGCATTGACTACACAGTTATTTTGCAGATCTTCCAGCACTCAATGGAACGAAATTCAGAAGAAGCAATGGTCGCGTTCGATACACTAATAGACGATATAAAGACTCGCCTTCGTTCCGATCACAACTTTGGTAATGCTGCCGGCAATCTTGTTTGGCAGGGAGCAGAGCCAGCGATCAACGCTCGGTATGGAGAACCGGCTACTTCCAAAGAAGGAGCAACGGAGACCTACGCTGAGATAGAATTCATCGTCACCGAAATGATCCAAGCATAAGGAGCAAAATGAAATACACATACAACGGAACAGATGAGCGCGTGTTCCCTACGCTCGGGATCACAGTTCAGCCGGGAGAAGAGTTTGACGCACCAGCGAACTTTTCTGCACTAGATGTTACTTCTGGGGCAACAACCAAACCAGTAGAAGCACACAAGCCGTCAGCCCCGTCTGACCTGAAAGTAGGAGAGTGATTAAATGGCAGTACAAAATTCCGTACGCAGTTATTTAGGTATCGCTAAAGAAGCAACTAAAGGAACTGTCGTAGCACCAACACACTTTATTCCAGTAATGCAAAATAGCCTCAAGCCAGTAGATATCGTAGATCCTCTTTACGACACAGGGCTTCGTGGATCTATGGCAACTAACTACGCCTACATTCAAGGTCGTACTCGTTCGACTTTCGACTTTGGCGGTTCAGTATTTCCTGACACAATCGGCTTCCCAATTGCAGGTATTATGGGATCTGTCGCAACGACAGGCGCAAGCGCTCCATACACTCACACAATGTCTCTACTCAATGCCTCTGCGGTCGGAGCTGACTCTCAGCCAATCTCATACACATTGACCGACTTCTATGCCGCAAATGTTCGCTCTTATCCGGGAATTCAGTTCCACGATTTCTCACTTAAGTTCAACGCTGACGGATTGTTAGAATATGACGCAAAGGGAACAGGTTGGGCTTCTTCGACAGTAGCGACTCCAACTCCTTCTTTCTCGACAATTCTTCCTACTCCGGTATGGCGCGGTACAGTCTCTATCGGTGGCGCTACCGTATCCAACTCAGTAAGCGGAAATATTGATGTCACACGCCCGGTAACTCCGATCTACGGAATTGGTAATACACAAAATCCTTATCAGATCTTTACTGGCGCTCTCGACACCTCAGCTAAGTTCACTTTCGTAATGGAAAACGATACTGAATTGACTCGCTTTCTAAATAACACTCAGCCAGCGATCGTGCTGAACTGGTCTTATGGCACAGGAGCGTCTCTCGTACAAC